CAAATGTAGATGCTCTAATACCAATATCTAAACACTATGAGAAGTGCGAGTGCTTCTATGAGCAGATTAAATATCTCATGGGATTAGAAATGACGGACACTATAGATCAGAAGCGTGTCCTAGACGCATACAAATACGTTGAGGAGTGTGGAATTGGTATCAAAGAAGAATATGCTAAGCAAGTATACGGATTGGACAAGAGCTCCAATGTGATCAAGAACAACATTGCCTATTCTAACTACAACCTATACAATATTACTGGAAGACCAACAAACTCTTTCGGTGGCATTAACTTCTTGGCTATACCAAAAGAAGGAGACTTTAGGAAGTGTTTTGTAGCTAAGAACGATTACTTAGTAGAGTTCGATTTTGAAGGATATCATCTTAGAATAATTGCCAACTTAGTAAGTCAAAGCGTGCCAACTTCAGAACCGATGCATAAGGTTTTAGCTGGTCAGTATTTTAATAAACCGACTAGTGAAGTCACTGACGAAGAATACAAACAGGCTAAGGTAATTACTTTTAGACAACTTTATGGTGGAGTAGAACAACAATATAAAAATATAGAATTCTTTCAATACTTAAAAGAATATATAGACTTAGAATGGAAAAAATACAAATCACAACACTCTTACGTACTCCCGACTGGTAGGATTTTAAAGGAAATTTCTAGTATGACTAAGAATAAACTTTTTAATTACATACTTCAAAACCTTGAAACCAAACAGAATACTAAAAAGATATTCGACATTAAAGAATACTTATTAGAGAAAAAGACTCAATTAGTTCTAATAACTTACGACGCCTTCCTATTCGACTTTTCTTTAGAAGACGGTAAGCAAACTTTGGTTGACATTAAAAAAATATTGGAACATGACAACTTTCCCACTAAACATCACTACGGTAAAGACTACTCTTTTACGTAATATTATTAATATTTATAACTACTAAATAGGTTATGGAAGATTTTAAACTAGTTAATTTAACCCAAGATTCTCTGATGAATCGATTATTTTGCAGCTTTTCAAGTAAAGAGGGATTGGACGATCGATTAAACGAGATCATTCGCGAATATAAAATCCTATACAATAAGATATTTGTATTATCTTCGCCAGATTCTCAAGAGTATCTGTGTACCTACAATATAGAAATAGAAGGTCCAACCACAAAGATACTATCGAATTCGATACTTTTACACAGAAAGAAAGAAACGAACACGCTTTACACAATTAACGCGCTAAATTGTGTCATCAAGAGCAAAAATAATGGCATATTAGATAATTCTTACCAAATAGACTGGCAAGAATATAAAAATTCGGTGCTCTTGACGCAAGATGATGGTTTGAGAAAACTTAACACCTCGATCCACAAAATCGTCAACTTGTAAAATAATATTTTTTTGTTTCGATTTTTTTCGTTACTTTTATAGAAAATACAGTTTATGGATATAAGTCTATTGAAACAGAGATTGGCCTCTCTGCAAAACCCCAAAGGCCAAAACAAAGAAAAATCCCAAACCATTTGGAGACCAGGAATCGGAAAGCATTCGGTGAGAATCGTACCTTCTGCGTATGACAAATCGAATCCATTCAAAGAAATGTACATTTATTACGAGATCTCAAATCGTATGATGCCTGCTCTTTCTAACTTCAATGAAGCGGATCCAATCTTAGAATTTACTAAAAAACTCCGTCAGTCTTCTGAGAAAGAAAACTGGCAATTAGCCAAGAAATTGGAACCAAAGATGAGGGTATTCGTACCTGTTATCGTTAGAGGCGAAGAAGACAAGGGCGTTAGATTATGGGAGTTTGGTAAGCAAGTTTACATGGATCTATTAGCAATTGCTGAAGATGAAGATGTAGGAGATTTTACAGATCCTATTCAAGGAAGAGATCTTACTGTAGAAACTCAAGGTAAAGAAACAACCGGTCTCATGTACAACACATCAACAGTTCGTATTAGAACAAAGATCACTCCGCTCTCTGAAGATGCTAATCAAGTAAAACTATGGTTAACTACACAACCAGAACCAATTAGTTTGTTTAAGAAGTACAGCTACGAAGAAATGAAAAATGCTTTGTTAGTCTACCTTAATCCAGAAGAAGAGATTAAAGCTCAAGCAGATTCTGTAACACCAAAAGCACAAGCTTCAAGCGATCTTCCTTGGGAAAACGAAGAAAAGCCAGCTCCGGCAAGTTTTTCTTTAAGTTCTCCAAAAAAGAACGATCTAGAGTCTAAAATAGACGATCTCTTTAATCTTTAATAACAACAAATAATGGCAAAAGAAAACGAAAGCTTAGGTGCGAAGCTGTCTAGTGCGATTAACTCAAGCTTCAATCTAGACAACTTTAAGAAGTCAAAGAATCTATCTTCTACATCTGTAAAATTTAAAGATCAAAGATGGATCCCACTTTCTGAAGCATTTAGCGATGGTTTACAAGTGCCTGGTATTCCTATTGGACACATCACTCTACTTAGAGGACATTCTGATACAGGAAAAACTACCGCCTTACTTGAGGCGGCAGTCTCCTGCCAGAAGATGGGAATATTACCGGTCTTTATCATCACTGAAATGAAATGGAGTTGGGAACACGCAAGACAAATGGGACTTCATTACGAAGAAGTATCAGATTCAGACGGAGTAGTTCACGATTATAAAGGTAATTTTATTTTTATCGATAGAGAAAAGCTAAACTGTATCGAAGATGTAGCAGCATTTATTGCAGACATCTTAGACGAACAGAAAAAAGGTAACCTTCCATTCGATCTTTGCTTCTTTTGGGACTCAGTAGGATCTATTCCTTGTAAGATGAGTCTAGAAAAGTCAAGTAATAATAATAAATGGAATGCAGGAGCAATGTCTCAACAGTTCGGTAACTTTATCAATCAAAGAATTATCCTATCAAGGAAAGAAAGTCAACCTTACACAAATACTCTAGTAGCAATTAACAAAATTTGGGTAGCGAAACCTGAAACTATAATGAGTCAACCAAAAATGAATAATAAAGGTGGAAACACAATGTACTTTGATTCTTCTATGGTTATCACATTTGGTAACATTGTAAGCGCTGGCACAAATAAGATCAAAGCTACAAAGAATGGTAAAGAAGTAGAATTCGCAAAAAGAACCAAAGTCAGTTGCGACAAGAATCACATCACTGGAGTTACAGCAGTAAGCAAAGTTATTATGACAGTACATGGATTCATCAAAGATACTCCTAATGAACTAGAAAAGTACAAAAAAGCTCATAGCAGCGAATGGACCAAAATTTTAGGTAGTGCAACATTTGACGTAGTAGAAGTAGAAGACTCTACGTCTAACGCAGACATTTTCGACAAAGAAGATTAACATGACACCAGAACAAAAAAAGTTGTTTGATTCACTTGAAAAAGGATCAATTCAAGAGGTTGCGCAAGTAAAAGAATTATCTCTAAATGATAGGGTTCTTATAGTTGATTCTTTAAACATCTTTCTAAGAGCGTTTACCGTAATTCGCCATCTTAACCCATCAGGTAACCACATTGGAGGTCTGACAGGTTTTTTACGCACTCTAAGTAAGGTAGTGAACCTCGTCAGACCCACCAGGGTTATTTTAGTCTTTGACGGTAAAGGCGCATCAACAAATAAGAAGTACCTTTATCCAGAATACAAAGCAAATAGAGGTATAAGAAGAGTAACTAATTGGGATATATTCGAAGATCAAAGTCAAGAATCTGAAGCAATAACTAATCAAATAGTAAGACTAATAGATTATCTTAAGTGTTTACCGGTAGATCTATTATCTATAGAAAAAATAGAAGCAGACGACGTAATAGGATATATGGCTACTAAATTTGATAAAGATGTTACGATTGTTTCTGGAGACCGAGACTTTTTACAGCTCGTATCCGATAAAATTACCGTATATTCGCCTACGAAAGATAAATTCTATACGCCTAAACTGGTTTTAAAAGAGTACTTATGTACGCCAATAAACTTCTTAATGCAGAAGGTATTGAAAGGAGACTCTGGAGATAATGTGCCCGGCGTTAAAGGACTTGCAGAGAAAACCATAGTTAAATTATATCCTGAATTAGCAGAAGATGAAGCAGTTACTTTAGATCAAATAGTAGAGAAAGCAAAGGTTACAGATGGTAAAGGATACATTAATATTAAGAATTTTGAATACCAACTAAGAATAAACGAGAAATTAATGGATCTAACTAATCCAAATGTACCAGAAGATTCTCAATTAATTATAAACAATGTAATGGAAAATCCTTCAAAGAATCTAGATACGAAAATGTTCTTAAAGCTTTACGAAGACGATCAACTTGGTGGATCTATAAACAACCCTCAAAATTGGTTGTTCACTAATTTTCACAATTTATCAAAATATAAACAGTTATGAGTGTATTGAATACGTTGAATAGTTATGGTAGCGGTTTTCAAGTTAAAGTGATATCAAGCTTACTTAAGCACAAAGAATTTCTACAAAATATAATAGATGTACTAGACGCAGAAGAGTTTGATAATCCTAGTCATAAATGGGTGATTAAAGAAATTATTAAGTACTATCAAAAGTATCATACCACAGCAACGCCTGAGTACTTATCCATCGAGGTTAGAAAGATGGACAATGACGTACTTAAAGTAAGTGTAGCAGAGCAGCTTAAAGAAGCTCTGAAGAGTTCCAATGACGATAGACAATACGTAGAAGAAGAGTTTAGTAATTTCTGTAAGAATCAACAATTAAAGAAAGCCTTACTTACTTCAGTCGATCTATTAGGTAAGAATCAATATGATGATATTAGAAATATCATTGATAAAGCTTTAAAAGCTGGACAAGATAAACTTATAGGACTAGAGTACGAGAAAGATATCGAATCTAGATATAGACAAGACGATAGACGACCTATATGTACGCCATGGCCTCATATTAATAATCTTTTGATGGGTGGACTAGGAATCGGAGACTTTGGAATAGTATTTGGTAGTCCAGGAGCAGGTAAATCTTGGATCTTAATTAACTTAGGCGCAGAAGCCGTCAAAGCAGGATTCAATGTTAATCACTATACTCTAGAACTTTCTCAAGAATACGTAGGAAAAAGATATGATGCCATATTCACAGGAATCGATTTCCAACAAATACACTTACATAGAAAAGAGATAGAATCTGCGATCGAGAAATTGCCTGGTAAATTGACCGTAAAAGAATATCCTATGGGAAAAACAACGATATCTACTATAGAATCTCACATTCAAAAGTGTCAAGCTCTAGGAAAAGCCCCAGATCTAGTTATTATTGACTATGTAGATTTACTAAAATCTAAAAGTAGATCAGCAGAAAGAAGAGATGAAATAGATGACGTATACACAGCAACAAAAGGTATGGCAAGACAGTTTAAGATACCAGTATGGACAGTATCTCAAGTAAATAGAGCAGGAGCTAATGATAATGTAATCGAAGGAGATAAAGCTGCAGGATCCTATGGTAAGATCATGATTGCTGACTTTATTATGTCTCTATCTAGGAAACGTCAAGACAAAGCTAATGGAACAGGTAGAATGCACATTATGAAAAATAGATTCGGTAGCGATG